TCGTCCTGAATGGAACGAACAACGTAAAATAGTAGAATGGAACACTTTGGCTAATACTATTGAAGAACAAGCGCTTAAAAAAGCAGAAAGAGCCTGGAAAGAATGATGACAAAAGAAAAACGCAAAAAATGGAATAACGCAGACCGTCAAGCATTTGCTGACGGATTGCGTACAAAAGCACAAACATTTATTAATAAATACAAACACAACAACAAACAGGCTTGTCGTGAAAAATTTAAACCATATCCAAAAGAAGATGATATGTATTATGACAGAGAGAAGGGGATATGGATTATGACAGAGAAGAAAGATACTATTAAAGGAGAAACAAATGACAAACAAATTACGAGATGAAATTTCAAGTGCTTTTGAAGCAATGGGTGAAAATGTTTTATTGATGGACGGTTTTGAAACAGCATTTATTGGATATTCTCAACGCATCAACGAACCAGTTTTGGCTGTATATTCTTGGGAAAAAATGGTTGAAGTTTGCACGGACAGAGACGGTATGACAGTAGACGAGGCAATGGAGTACATTGAATACAATTGTCTTGGTGCGTGGGTGGGAGAACAAACTCCAATCATTGTGATGCCTTTGTGAAAATATACTTTGGTGGAGCAGAAAAGGGCATGTACGCATCAATGCTGTTGTCTGCCAATGTGTCACGATTAGGCATTAATTTAACTCATTTTGCCATCCCTAAAAAGAAAGTTTTAAACCTTTCAGAAAAGTTCAATAATTCTGAATTGTTAATTTATACATCTGAAGGGGATGAGGACGTAAATCGCTATGATTCTTTTTTGCGAGCCTATGCAGACAATATAACCGTAGTTATCGGACGCCCAGAGTATGACGGAACGTGGTTAAATGAAAAATATGTGCCAATTTGGAACGACGGGGAAGATTTAGAACGACTTACTTGGATTTGTCAAAGACATGGAAAAGTTGCCGTAAGCGATAAAGCACTGTCTAAGCACTCCTACAGCAGGATTAATTCTATTGCTTCCAGATGGAGTACAAAAATGATTGGTATTACATCTAAACCAGAGTATATTGAAAATATTAATTGGGATTTAGTATTGGTAAATTCGTGGACAAGCGCAATTCGTTACGGAGAAACACAGGTTTGGACTGGGCACAGTTTGCGTCGTTATCCCGCACAACAAAAAGAAAGTGCTCGTAGGCGACACAGAAACGATATTGAACGTCTAAGAGTGTCGTATGAGCAAGTCATGGCTGATGAAGTAGATGCTGTCGGAATACTTGCTATACGTTCTTGGAAGAGTTATGAAGCGCGTGTTTTTGGGGGCTATGACCCTTCTACAACGCTTCAAAACGACAATGAAGACAAGGGTGAAAACAGTGACATAATTATTGCCTCACACCAAACACATACCCCCCAAAATGTGGAAAACGTAGGTACAAGTATTGTTATCCCACCTCCAGAAAAGCGGCACGAAAGCGAACGCATATTATTACCTGTAATGGGAGTAGAAACAATAACCAGTATGGGGTCTCAAACCATTGATTCTAATGGAGAATCTATAGAAATTGCCCCAGAACAGACGAACGTAATTAGGTATTCTGGAACACTTTTAAGACAGTGCGATAATTGTTATCTCGCCTCAAAATGTCCCGCATTTAAGGAACATACAGAATGTGCGTTTAAATTACCAATTGAGATACGCACCAAAGACCAACTTCAATCCGCATTGAGAGCCATGATTGAAATGCAGGTTAGCCGAGTGATGTTTGCCAGATTTGCCGAAGAATTGGAAGGACAGGGATTGGATGCTACTCTTTCATTAGAAATGGACAGAGCGTTTGAAATGGTTGAAAAGTTTAAAGAAATAAACGACACTCGCGATATGCTTAAATTTCAAGTTGAGGCTCGCGGGTCAAGCGGAGTATTGTCACGCTTGTTTGGGCAACGCGCCGCCGACCAAGCAAATCCTTTATCATATGGGGGGTTGGGGCCAGCGGAGACAAATCAATTTTATGGCAATGTTTTAGATGCAGAGGAGGAAGAATGAAAGGCTTACCATACACTTATAAATGCCCTAAATGTGGTACCAAAGTATCAGTATTAAGTAATAAGTATCCACCAGTTTGCGCAAATAAGAAACAACATTCTAGCGAATCAATAAAAATGGAGTTACAAAATGTACAATCAAACACTAATAACTGATGTAGGTATTGACCTGGACGGAGTTGTATATCCGTTTTTAAGTGCTTTTAAAAAGTACTGCATTGACATACTTAAAGAAACCACGTTTCCCGAACCTACAAAATGGGAATTTTACGAAGATTGGGGAATAAGTAAAAAAACGTTTGATATTATGATGCAAACTGCACCAATAACGCATCGTTTGTTTGCTTCAGAATTTCCAATGGAAAACGTAACATTGAGTTGGGAAATATTACGTGAATTGGGCGTAAAGATACATGTTATTACGGCAAGACCAAATACAGCATGGGCACAAACAGCCGATTGGTTGCACGACCACGAATTAGTACCAGACCATCTTCATTTTACTCACAACAAATCAATTCTTGCTTATACGTCTACGGGACATTCAGCGTCTATTGACGACAACTACATCTATCAACAAGAGATGCAACAAGTTGGGATATTATCGGTTTTACACGACAATCCTTGGAATAGGCAGTATGATGTGAGGTTTCGTGTCAAATCGCTGTTAGACTTTGTTAAACTTGTTAAAGATGTAAACAATAGGGAGATACCGTGGCCGAACACGAACGTGAACAGATACTACTTGACGCAGCAAAGTTAATTGTAGGAGACCGTAATGCAGATTACGGAGACCCCTACGAGGATTTTAGCCTTACTGCTGATTTTTGGGAAAGTTACATAGGCAGGATAATTGAACGTCGTGGTGGTTTAATCATTGAACCACATGATGTTGCAATTATGATGTCTTTGCTTAAAATAAGCCGTTTGTCATGGACTCCAAATAAAAAAGACCACTGGGTAGACATTGCTGGATATATCGGCTGTGGGTGGGATTGTGTTACAAGAAACACTAACTCAGCAAAAAGGTCTGCCCATGAACCATTACACACATAGTTTTGACAAATTCCCGTCATCAGTTCCAAAATATGTACTAGCACCAGAAGTTAAACGTCTTGACAACGCTTTAAATGCGTTGCCAATTTTGCTACAACAAGCAGAATATACATTGGAACAGATTTCTGAAATATGTGATTTGTCATTGACGGAACTTCGTTACGGAAATTGGGAAAGTTTGTTTACATACATTCGCAACTTAGAAAAATCTCTAGAAACTGCAAACAAAAGAATAAAAATACAAGACGAAAAAATGAGGGATTTAGTTATATGTGTTGAAACAACTTCACAAAATATAGTTAAATTGTACAGAGAGATTTCTAACCGAACGTCAAGTGGCTAATCCATGTCTTGGAGAGATTATGCTCTGTGTAAAAATAAATTAATTGATTTGTGGTATCCGCCGTTGGAGGCTGAAAATCAAGAACAATATTATGCAATTGCTCGTGAAGTTTGTAATGTTTGTCCAGTTTGGAAAGAATGTTTGAACGACGGAACTGATGAACAATGGGGAATGTGGGGCGGACTAACCCCGTTAGAGCGAAGCGCTTTAAAAGATAACATTAAAAAAACAGCGCTCAAACCACACGGAACACCAACAAGATACAGGCAAAAATGTCGTTGTACAGAATGCGTTTTAGTTCATACTAATGTTACGAAACAAAATAAAGATATTAATGTTGTACCAAACAATAATGATAAAGATTTTGACCTATTTACAATTTTGTACAAGTTGCTTCAATAATTTTGATATGCTTTAAGGTAAGGCCGTAACCAAAGATGCTTGTCATCCGTAAAGTTTCGGCTTTAGTTTTATCCACCGACAAAGGAGTGTTTGTTGATACGGCAACTGATATTTTATTTTTGGGCATGCACAGTAACAACATCAGCAGTAATCACAGGATACCAAGACTTAACAGATACGATAGGGATAGAAGAAAAGGTGGTAGAAGTACGCAATTATGCGTACGAACCCCGATTAAAAGAGGTAAAAATTACGACCACAACAGAAGTGGTTAAAAAAACCAGTTTTTCCGAGAAAGAACAGAGGTGTCCAGAATTTGAACAAATGTTCAAAGATTACGGATTGAAACCAGCAAAAACCTTTTCGTACATTGCTTGGAAAGAATCAAGGTGCCAACCCGACGCGGTAAACGCCAAATGGGACGACAAAGGTAACGTAA